CCCCCTGGATTCCCCCTAACGAGCGAAGCGAAGTCAGCGAAGCATTGCCAACACTTTTCTTAGCTCGAATAATTAGGTAGGATCAGGGGGATGGGGGAGATAGAAGAAGCCAAATATCTTTATAAGGAGAAATAACATGGAATTTTTCACTATTAGGGGAATAAACACGATCCATGTTCTTTCAATAAATGATGTTGTGTGGATCAGCTATAACAATGAAGAAAAATCCCTGGTGATAAAATTCCGAAATGGCGATAAATACGAATTACCAAACGTCCTAAATTTCTCTGAGATAGCTAATAAATTGGGCCTCCCTAAAAACTCCTATAAATTTTCCTTAGTTGATGATGAATAAATATTTCCTCTTATGGTTTATTCTTTTCTATTCAATCTTAATATGGGGAATATTCTTTAACTAAGTGCGTCTAATATTAAATAAATAAATTAAATAAGTCTTTACTTCTTGTATATCCTTCAATAAGATTTCCTTAGGTAATTTTAATTTAAAAGGAGATCTTTTTATGAGTGAAAATTTAGTTACGCCAATGCTATTCCAGGGCTTGTCTAACATACAACATTTCTTGGAAAATCCAGAAAAGAGTAAAGTGGTTCAATCATCATTCAGCTATAAGTACACACCGCTAAATGATATTTTAGACATCTTAAGACCTCGTTTAAAAGAAATGGATCTTATTTTAATCCAGGCCCCATATAACCATTCAGAAAAAGCTATTGGGGTTAAAACTAGACTCTTGAGCAAGGATGGTGGAGAAATTTCATTTTCCATGCATCTACCTATTGTGAGCGAGATAGTCGAGATTGAAAGAAAATATCAAGATAAATTTAAGGCCGAGTGTGTTGAGAAAAAGATAAGTGATTTCGGTGTTGATCCCCAGGAACTAGGATCTGCTTTGACCTATTTAAGACGTTATAGCCTATTAGGGCTGTTTAATATCTTTCCTGATAATGATGATGACGGAAATCTTCACAAAGCTAAAAAGACTGGTTTTACACCGGAGATAACGAATAAAAAAAAGGATGAAGGATCCTACTATAAAAACCAGAGCATGATAGCACCCAAACCTGCACCCAAACCTGCACCCATTCCTAAAACAGAAGTGACAAAACCTGTCCCAACGCAGGAAGTTATACATGAAATGTCTGACCAGAAGAAAAAATATCAACTATTCCCCTTCGGTGTCTTTAAAGGAAAAGCGATTGATGATGTTCCCATAGAGGAAGTGAGGGGATGGATAAATTTTCTTGCTAAAAAAGATTTTAAATTTAATACCTGGAAGGGAGAATTTTTCTCTCAGATTGGCGAGTATATCGGGGATAAAAGTTTTCTTGGCGGTAAAAGGATTGAGGAAAAAGTTGTTTTCTGTTGGAACTGTTCAGAGTCTTTTGTTGGAACACTTTCTGAATGTCCGGCTTGCGGAGCTAGTGAACTGGATCGACCAAAGGATGAAGGATCTACTTTTACAATTGATGAAATACCATTTTAAGGAGGATTTATGTTACGGAATATGCCAGAATATACAGCATTTAATTCAATTAAACAGCGGTGTTATAATCCTAAAAATCCAGGTTTTAAATGGTGGGGAGGCAGAGGGATTAAAGTTTGTGATCGGTGGTTAGGTAAAGATGGATTTAAAAACTTTTTAAAGGATATGGGATTTAGGCCATCTAAAGATCATTCAATAGATCGAATAAATAACGATGGAAATTATGAACCTGTAAACTGTAGATGGGCTACAGTCGAAGAACAAAATATTAATAAAAGAAACACCATACATGAACTAAAAGATTTACGAGGTCGTGAAAGACGTTTATTAGGATGGCATATTTATGCCAAAAAAAAAGGACTAATACTTACCAAAGAACAAAAAATAGAAAAAAGGAGAAAAAAATTGGAAGACTCGATTAAAGAAATTATTTTAGAAATAGATAGTGTTGAGAATGAAGAAGAAGGATTTTCTAGAGATAAAAGATTAAGTCTTTTATATAGAAAATTAAGACGTCGTGGAATATATTGGGATAATATTAATAAAGAATGGGGGCCTAAGAAAAACGATAATATATAAAAATAAACGATGGGAATTATCCCAAAATAAAGGAGAAGAAAATGGAGAACGAGAAAATGAATTTTACGGTAACTAAATTAAAAAAAGGATGGACACTAATGATTGGAGCAACAACCGATCTATTATTCTTCACATCAGCAAAGCAAGTTACTGATTATATCAGAGAGGTATGCGATCCTGATGATAATGAGAAGAAAACTAGAACTAAAAAAGCAAGTGTTAAGGATATATCTGGATCTACAATGACTGCTAATTAGAAAGAAGGCCCCTCGAAAGAGGGGTTTTTTAATTAAAGATTGATACCTTAAAATTCCTAGAAACAAGCTCGTCATATAATGCTTTCAATTCATTTTCATCAGTTAATTTTACCGAGAGGATCATTTGATTTTCCGCTAGTTCGGTCTGTTTTTTTTCTAAATGTTTTTTATTTTTTACAAGATCTTTTTCTAACTCGGCCTGAAGTGATAGAAGATCCTTATCGTTAAAGCCTGTTAGGGCCATATTAAAGCCCTGTTCTCTTAGGGACTCTAGTTCACTTAGCAGAAGAACATCATCGAATGAGGTAACTCCCAGGACGTTATTAGCGATTCTTTTGGCATTGGCCTCCTGGTCGGTAAGATCCCTTCTTATAATGCAGGGGATTTCCGCTAACTTTAGTTTCCTAGACGCAAGCCAACGTCCTTCCCCTGCAATAAGCACTAAATTTCGATCAAGAATAACAGGAACATCAAAACCTGTTTTCTCAATAGCGAGTGCTAGTTTTTCTATCTGTTCTTGTGGATGCTTCTTATAATTTTTCTCGTAGGGTTTAATGCTAGAAACTTTTACCCATTCAATATCGGCCTTAAATTCAGTCATTTAATAAACTCCTTTAGGTATTCAATAATAAAAATTCTTGGTGCAAACATTATTTTTAAGAAATTAAATAATGATTCATATAGAAAACATAAAAGAGGAATTACAGGTAATAATGGAGGAAGCCAAACAGGCCCATCAGTAGAATCCATTTTCTCTCTTTTCATATATTCCCATGCTTTATTATATCCCCTATAGCAAAAATATAGAGCAACCACATAAGATATAGATAAAATTCCTGATTTTACAGCTTCATATCTAAGCACCTCTGTAACTATTTTGGGCACTTCTCCTGAAAGAATATCTGCGCCCTTTTCAATCTTTTCTAAAAAATAATTTATATAATCATTAAGTTTATTTAAATTTTTAATTTCCATTTTTTTCCTTTATTTCTGCCATCTCAACGGCACTTTTAAATGCTTTGGTAAACCATATTCTCATTATCTCTAAATCATTTTTGCTATTTTTATTTATCTTTATATTATGATTAATTTTTAAAAAAGATTCTGCCCAAAATTTAGGATCTGGACTCTTCATTAATCTTTCACCAAAATCTGCTAATTCATCCTTCATTACAGACTCCATTTTTACTCCTTTATTAAAACCATTCTTATTCTTAAAATCTTAAATAGATTGTGGACTGGGCTATCATCCTTAACATTTTCTATTTTCCACTTTCCCGATTCCCTATCAATCTTCCCACCCCAAGACATGATCTCGTGTCGGCAAGGGCCTACTTCTTCTCCTTCTAGCCAATAAGACTTAATTTCGTTCATACGTTCTTCCTCGCCTTCCTAATGGCCATAGAATAATATCCTGACAATCGGTTGGCTGAAATAAGATCTAAGTCTTTTGGACAATCCTTTCCTAAAATGTTTTTAACGAACTCTATCATAGCAGATTTCTTAATTAACTTAGTCGCCTTTGCCACATTCTTTTTAACTGGTTTAATAAAATTATTCTTTTTCAACTAACTCTCCTTTTTTTGGGATGTAGTTTAATGAGGCGAATCTTATCCAGGCGCTTATGTTCCCATTCGAGAAACTTTTCGCCATCGCTTCAATCCTCAATCTCTCATGATCCGTAATCTTGAAGTTGATTAGATGTTTTTTCCTGTCTTTAATCTCTCGTAATATTTTTCCCAAGCTATTATCTCCTTTTTATATGATATTTTTTCTTAGTTAAAAACCAATATAGCTATTATTAAAATAAATAACCAACCAGTTGAAGTAAGTGATCCATCTTTTATTATATATTCAGTTTTTTTATCAGTTTCAATCACTAGATTTTCCACGCTCCATCCCCTTTAATTTTTTCCAAGCATCCAATACCCTATAATCGAGTACACATGAACGCTCATCATTGTTAATAACTAATAATAGGTACATAAACCACTTTGGTAAGTTCATACATTAATCGTAAAGATATATTTTATTTACGTCAAGGTGATTTTATATTCTGAAATTTCTACATTCATCCAAGACCCAATTAAATTTTCTGGGTTAGGTTTTTTTTCGATAGAGCATTTAAATATTCTTGAATCATCAAATCCTAAAAGTTCAGTAATTTTATCCTCGCAGGATTTTATATAGTTTGAGCAGTCGAATTTTTTAACTTCACCTTTTTTCGTAAATAGCATGGACATTGGAAAGCACATAGTAATATGTAAGGAAAATAAACCCTTCCCTTTTATCCATTCTCTTGCTTCTCTAATATCTTTTGAATGGGTAAGGGCCCAAGCATTAAACTTTTGTTCAAATTCCAGGTATTTTTTAGATTTACACCGTTTTGAGGAATTTCTAATTATTCCTCTGGAAAATCCTATATTCGAATAGGCTGAATTGACGCTAACACTACAAGGGAGGTATCTTAAAGTTAAATTATCCATATTTATTTAGTTTTTACGAATTTATATTTTTTATGTTTTGGTAGAATACCTAAAACTTCACGTCTATGATGCATATTACTTTCTGATGATGACCATTCTAAAGAAGTGTAGTTATTATCAGCTTTATCACCAAAAAGGTGATTCACTTCTGGGAAATTCAATGGATTTGGGATAAAGGCTTCGGCCACAAGCCGATGAACTCTTTTAGTAAATATCTCTCCTTCTTTATGAAGTGATATTAGTTTATATCCCCTTTGATCGAAACTCTGTCGTAAAATTCTTCCTCTAACTTTATAAAAAACTCCATTTTTTTTTAATATTTTCCTCTCTATGCTGATTACCTTGCCATCTCTGCAAATTAGATATCCTGGGAATTCATCAATAGGCTTCGTAAAACATAAATCTTGGCTAATGTACTCTGTTGTCATATTTTCTCCTTGGGTATAAATTAGACCAATGAAAAGTTATCTTGTCGAATTATCCTGCGAGATCCCTAAAACTTTTTTCACCACTTTGGCTGCGAACTCCTGCGACATAAAAATAGAGAAAAAATCAACGCATACTGTTCAAATAGATGCAGATTTCGATACTCATTTCAACCTTGGAGTTATAGTCGGTGCGTCAGGAACAGGAAAGACCCAATTAGCGAAAAAAGTATTCGGAGAAGGCTGTTTTAAAGTCCTATTAGACCTTCAAAAACCGATAATAGAGCAGTTTCCGGCATCGTTTAAGTATGATGACAGGGTAGAGTACCTTTCCGGTGTAGGATTGACCCAGGTTCCCTGTTGGATACGCCCTGCCTATACTCTTTCAAACGGTCAAAGATCCAGGGCAGAATGTTGCCTAGCGATAGCTAATGCGAAGCCTGGTGAAACTGTTTTAATAGATGAGTATTCTAGTCTAGTAGATCGTACTGTTGGAAAAATTATGTCCCATACTATTCAAAAATTCGCCAGGAAGAAAAATGTTAGGTTAGTTTTATGTTCCTGCCATTCGGATATTATTGAATATCTTTCACCTGATTTCGTAGTTGATTTAGACCAATTAGAATATAAAGACTTTCGGGGGTTACTTCGGCCTAGACAAGAAAAACTTACCTTTGAAATTAGAAAAGTCCACCGAAGCACTTGGAAAAACTATAGCCACCTTCACTATCTAAGCAATAAACTTCCAGGAGGTTTAGTATTTCCTTATGGCTTATTCCATGAAGGTCAACAGATAGGATTTTTCTGCCTGGCCAATATGATTCCAATACGTAAACATTCTATTCCTATTTACCATTGTGCCAGAGTTGCCGTTAGACCTGATTTTTGTGGACTCGGAATAGCTTTAAAATTTACTAACCTGTCAGTAGATCATTTTCTTTCTACAACTCACGCTATTGTTAGAGCAACCTTTTCTTCGGTCGCCATGTACCATTCCATGATTAAGGATCGTAAATGGAAATTTCTGGAAAGAAAGACGATTATTGGGAAGGCCGACAGCACTAAGATGAGGAAATATGATGTTGATAAAAAAACTTTCTCTCGTTTGAATAAAACTGATTCTTTTAGAGGAAACTGTATTTCATATCGTTTTGAATGGAAGGGTTAAGCTCTCCATTGAATTTCGTCCTTGTCTAATTTACCAAGGTTGCAGGCCCTACATAAAATTTGAAGATTTTTAATATCTAATTCTAATTCAGGATATTTAGACCTGGGTTTAATATGATCAACGTGTAGTTCTACATTAGTGGCAAAACAACAAGCGCATTTCCTCCCGTAAAGTTTTAGTGCCTTATATCTTAACTCCATCCATTCTCTGGAATCATAAAAGTAAATTTTTGGAGTTGTTTTTAATAGCGGAAGTTGTTTTAATTTAGGTTTAAATTCTTTTTTTAATCCCTTTCTAAACCTTGGTTTTCTTTGGCTCTGTTTATTTAATCTCATAGATTTTTTATCCTTTAGTTTTTTTTGATGCTTTTCTTTACATGATCCTGAACAGTAATTTCCAATAGTAAGAAGTCTGCAAAAATGGCAAGCTGTTAATATCTGTTTTTTTTGGTGAATTATTTTTGGACTTAATTTATAACTGGTTCTTTCTCCGTTTAATAAAATCTCTTGAATTATCTCAGTTTCATTTTTTTGGTTCAACATTTTAACCTTCTCCCTTTTTTAGATTCAAAAAAAATGGGGTTGGGCAGTTCCTCTGATTTCCCATTCCCTTTGTCCTTATTATTATTATTATTATTAATACTAATACTGTATGTGCTTAACCCTATGTAATCATTCAAAATGAGGCGTTTTATTCCGTCGTTAAAATGGGGGAATAATGAGGTTAAAAAGGTCTTATTCACGCTTATTATCTGGTTATTCTGTCGGTATCCGACGTTTATTAAGTAAAAATATAGCGTTATATCTTCTGGTTTTATGCCAGTAGTCAATAGATCATGTATTGATTCTATGCTTATTTTTACATATTTTGCGGAGTCTTTAAATTTAAAGCCTTTTTTCTTTTCATTAAAGTTTTTAATTTCCAAGTAAATTTTTTCTGGTAATTTTGACATTTTTTTCCCTTAAAATATTTGCTTTTCAAGGAAAAAATATGGATACTAAATGTAGCCGTAGATGATTTTCCCTTATCAAAAGCGGTTAGTTAAGGCCAGGTGGTTGCACACCTTTCCTTAATGCTTCTAAGCCTAATCACATTCAAATACTAAATCAACCCTTTTTCTTGACTTATCATATCATTCAACTAAATTATTAATATTGGAGGCTATATGGAGTTTATAGTTGGTGCTATAGTTATAGGCGTTATGTTTTTAGTTCTTTGGGCATTTTCGGATAATGGGCCGGAGAATCCTGCTTGAACCAGGATCAACTTAGTGAATCAATTCAAACGGTAGAAGATGAAATAAGATCCATCGGGATTAAATATGCCCCTGCCATTATGCGATCCCTGGTAAATGTTGCCATCAACCCAAAAAGTCCACCTACGACCGTAATTATGGCCTCTAATATTATTTTTGATAGATGCTTCGGAAAACCTAAGGCCTCCTTAAATGTTACCGCCAATTCTGGCACATTCATCGACATTTTGCGAGGACTCGGCGATCCTAAATTAAAAGAGAAAGAGGAACAGACTATTGTGGAAATTAAAGAAGAAATTAAAGATGATCAGCTATCCCTCTTGGGGCCAGTATGAGCAGGAAGCACGAAAAAACTAATTATTGTTCTTGTGAGAATGGTGCAGGAGCCGATAAGCCTACTAATGCTAATCAAATAACACCAGATTCAACCTGGGTTAAGGCCGTTAAAAAACCTGTAATGGTTAAGGCAAAAAAAATTAACAGTAAATTTTATTTAAATACCTTAGAAGGCCAGATGACCGGAAGAAAAGGTGACTACCTAGTCATTGGGTCTTTCGGTGAGCGATATATCGTTAGAAGTGAAATTTTTGATTCTACCTATGACATACTTGGTAATTTATGACTAACGATGAGCTAATAAATCATTTTGAAGCAAGAGTTAGGGAACTTGAAATTCTCCTGGGATCTTGTGGAAATCATAAAGGTAAAATTAGGGATATTTCAAGACTACTTGAAATCAATAAATGGTTTTCCTATGAACTAGATCAAGAAAGATTCCTTGAAAGAAGAAAAACTAGAATTTCAAAACCAGTTTTAATTAATTAATGGATAACATGGAATTTCCTAAACTAAATGAATGGCGAGAGCGTCCAGATATATTTTGCAAAGAAATATTCGGGATGGACTTAGAGCCTTGGCAGAAAGAAGTTTTAGATTCTTTTAATGACTTTGATAGAATATCTATCGCATCAGGTCATGGTACAGGTAAATCAACTTTACTCTCTGTTATTATTCTTTGGTATCTTTCAACCAGGACTCCTGCCAGAATTATAGTTACGGCCCCAACAGCGAGCCAGTTATTTACTATTCTTTGGAGTGAAGTTTCTATATGGCTGAGGAAATCTAATCATAATTTTTCGAGTTTATTCACAATAACAGAAGATACTATATGCCTAAAGGATGCTCCGAAAGAGAATTTTTGTGCCGCTAAAACGGCCAGGAAGGATCAGCCGGAAGCCTTGCAGGGACAGCATAGTAAAAATACTCTCCTTTTATTAGACGAGGCATCGGGTATTCATAACAGTATTTTCGAGGTTATCGCCGGATCTATGTCAACTAAAGGTGCCAAAACTATAATGACCTCAAACCCAACCAGGACTTCTGGTTATTTTTATGATTCTTTTCATAAATTTAGAGATCAATGGAAAACTTTTAGAGTTTCATGTTTTGATAGTTCCAGGGTGGATCCAAAATATATCGAATCAATGGCCAAATATGGCCTTGAATCCAATATTTATAAAGTTAGGGTTTTGGGGGAATTTCCCCATTCAGATGATGATGCCATTATCGGCTTGGATCTTTTAGAGTCGGCCATTGACCGAGGGATAGAACCTTTCGGAGAAATAGTTTGGGGAGTTGACGTTGCCAGGTTTGGGGATGCCAGGACAGCCCTTGCCAAACGGCAGGGCCCTAAATTATTAGAGCCTGTTAGATCCTGGGTTAAAAAAGATACAATGGAAACGGCAGGATTAATTAAACAGGAATATGATTCAATAAAAGAAGAATCTAAAAAACCTTCTAAAATAGTCGTGGATGTTATTGGATTAGGGGCCGGAGTTGTGGATAGGTTAAAAGAATTGGGACTTCCTGTAGTCGGAGTAAACGTCGCCGAGATTCCTGGTGAATCCGAAAAATATCTTAGAATGAGGGATGAACTTTGGTTTAATGTTAGAGATTGGTTTACTGAAAAAATATGTGACATACCTAGCGACGATGTTCTAATATCTCAACTATCGGCATTAAAGTATTTTATAACATCAAATGGGAAGTTAAGAGTGGAATCTAAAGATGAGTTAAAAAAGCGTGGCCTAGATTCTCCTGATATTGCTGATGCCTTCGTTCTTACTTTCTGTAAAGAAAATCCTAGAAAAAGAATAAGACCTATAAACAAAATAAGCGATTATAAACCTACTTCATGGTTAGGAGCATAAATGGAAGCTGAACTAAAAATCAAAGATGAAAAAAAGACTGATGAAGAAATATTAACTACGGCCCTCAAAAGATATAAATATTCTGTTAGTGCATTTCGGGAATCTAATGAGAAGGCTAAAGAGGCCCTAGATTTTAGGGTTTTAGACCAATGGCCATCAGGAGTAAGGCAGGCGAGAGAAGGCGATCCCGATGGGCCTAGACCTTGCCTGGTAATGGATAAATTGGGCCAATACTGCCATCAGATCATAAATGATTTTAGACAGCAGAAAACTGGAATTGTTGTAACTCCTGTTGATAGTGATGCTGATATTAAGGTTGCCGAAGTTTACCAGGATATTATTAGAAGGATCGAAAATCAGTCGAGCGCATCCCAGGCATATAACTGGGGTTTTCAATGCGCAGTCGAATCAGGAGTCGGATATTGGAGAGTTATAACAGACTATGAAGGTGAAAAATCTTTTAACCAAGAAATATATATTAAAAAAGTTCCTGATATATTTTCTGTTGTATTTGACCCTGGCGCTACTTATACAGACGGGAGAGATGCGGAATTTGTTTTTATCATTGAAGATATGGACAGAACAGCATTTGAAGATCAGTACGGAAAAGAGGCCGTAGGGGAATTTTCAGATGCTATGGGATCTGCTAGCGGATGGATAAGTGAAGATAAAATTAGGATCGCTGAATATTTCTATAAAGAAAGAGTAGAAGTTGAAATAGGCCTAAGGAAAGACGGAGTCGTTGAAGAACTAGAAAAAGGATATAACTCCACAGATTATATTAATGTTCGTAAAACGAAAAAGATAATAGTTAAGTGGTGCAAAATTACAGAAACTAAAATCCTAGAAAAAGGATTATGGCCTTCTAAGCATCTTCCTATTGTTAGAACAGTAGGCGATGAACATAGAGTCGTTAATAAGGGAACATTTTATGAAGGAATGATTTATCCTGCTATAGATGCCCAACGAGTTTATAATTATTCTGCCTCACAATTCGTTGAAATAGTGGCCCTTTCCCCTAGAGCGCCTTGGTTGGCAACATCAGGACAGATCGAAAACTATAGAGATCAATGGTCGCAAGCTAATAAGAGAAATTTTTCAGTTTTAGAATATGATGCCGAGGATATTAAGGGAACTTTAGTGCCGCCTCCACAAAGACTTCCTATGCCTGGTGTCCCTGAAGGATGGTCTTTCGTTCAACAAAATATGCTTTCTGATGTGAGGGATGCCGTAGGACTATCCCAGGCATCATTAGGAGCAAGCGGAAATGAAAGAACAGGTGAGGCCATTCTCCAAAGAAAAACTCAAGGGGATGCTAGTCAGTTCCATTTTTTCGATAATGCTTCTATGGCCATAGAGCAGACTGGAAGAATAATCGTAGATCTAATTCCATTTATTTATGATACCCCAAAAGTTATGAAAATTCGTGGTGAAGATGGAATGATGAAACAGATCTTCATTAATCCCGAAATGGCAGGAGCCTTTGCTGATAAAATAAATGAGTATGACGAAATAATCGGTAGGCAGATAAATCCAAAAATTGGCCAATATGATGTAGTTCTTCAAGCAGGGCCATCATCTGCTACCAAACGACAAGAAACTACTAAGGCCATGGTTCTTCTCGCCCAAACAGCACCAGAATTAGTTAAAATAGGTGGCGATATTATGGTTGGGAATATGGACTTCCCAGGATCTCAGGAATTGGCGGCGAGAATTAATAAAACTATTCCAGATAATATAAAAAACCCTGAGGCTCCTGTTGATCCACAAATAGAACAAATGAAGATGGCCATGCAGTCGCTTGCTCAAGAAAACGAAAAACTTAAAGCAGGTCATGAGGTTACTCTGGCAAAATCTCAGATGGAAACTCAAGCAGATATTGAAACAACTAAAATAATTCAAGAGAATGAAAATCTCAGGACACAGGCTAAGATAGATGCTCAAAAAGAACTTACTATTATTACCGAAGCTGGCCGTGTAAAATCTTCTAAAATAACTTCTGTTGGAGAGGTAAAAGAAAGATTTGTAACTAACATAGGTAATTATAGAAATACCTTAATCAAGCAAGGATATACCCCTGAAATGGTAGATTCTATGCTTGGAACATTTGAAGATATGTTAAAGGGCCATGTTATATCCGAAATAGCAGGCGAAAATGAATCTCCGGCTGAGGATCAATCAGAGCCATCAGAAGAAGATGATAAACCAGATTCACCAGAAGATTTTGTAGATGATTTTGACCAAACAACAGAAGATTAATATAGGAGTTAAAAATGTTAAACGGAGAAAATGCTAATAATACTTTTGAGCCAGAAATAGAGGGAGGTGATTCAAGTGGGGAAAACGATAGTAAAGAAGGGAGCGAAAACGAAAAAGGGATCGAAGACGAAAAAGAAGTGCTAGAAGATCCAAAAAAACCTGTTGAGTCCGATGAACCAGGCAGTAAGTCGGACAAGACGGGATTTCAAAAACGTATAGATCAACTTACTTATGAGCGAAGAAAAGCAGAGCAGGAGAGGGATCGAGTTCTTTCCCTTCTTGAAAAGACCATTCCAAGCAAAGAAAAAGAGCCTGAAATTAAAGAGCCTACTGAGTTTAAGGATATTGAAGAATATACCGATTATTTAGTTGAAAAAAAGCTAGAGGAAAAAATAAATCTAGCTAATCAAAAGGCCCAACAAGATGCTATTAAGGCCAGATTAGAGGAAAATGTTGCCAATTTTAAAGCTAGAACTGAAAAATTCGCCTCTGAACATGAGGATTTTTACGATAAGGTAAATGATCCAAATTTAAAAGTATCAGATGCCATGACGGATGCTCTAATCGAGGCAGAAAACGGCCCTGCTATAGCCTATTGGCTTGCTGAAAATCCTACTGAACTTGAAAAAATAAATAGAATGTCCCATTTTAATCAGGTTATGGCATTAGGTAGAATTG